TTCTGGCGCTTCTCGTGTTCTTGTTACAACCAACTGCATGAAAGAAGAACTCGAAGCACGTGGATTCAAGAACATGGTTGTGTGGACCAGAGGTGTTGACAGAACTATCTTTAAGCCGAGATATGCCAAGAGCAAGAAGAGTCTTACCATACTCTACGTAGGTCGAGTTTCACACGAAAAGAATATCAAAGATTTTTGCAGATTAAATCCATATAACTTTGGTCGTAGTAATGTACACGTCGTGGTAGTAGGTGATGGACCAGCAAGAAAAGAACTAGAAGGTCACTGGCCACATGTAGAGTTCGTTGGCTCAAAAACAGGAGATGAGCTTGCCCAATTCTACCGTGATGCTGATGTTTTTGTTTTTCCTTCTGTTAATGATACTTTTGGTGTGGTCCTTATTGAAAGTATCGCTACTGGTACTCCCATTGCTACTTATCCTGTTACTGGTCCGAAATCTGTAGTGATCGAAGGTGTCAACGGATCGATGGATGACAACTTGACAGTAGCTGTTGCTAACTGCCTTGACATAGATAGAAAAGCAGTTTACCATACGAGTAAGCAGTACACGTGGGAAAGATGTAAAGAGATCTTTCTAGAGAATTTGATTCCGATTAGGAGTTGAAGATGGATCCATATCATATTTTAGGTTTGCCAAAAGATGCAGTTCTTTCCGAACTAAAAACATCATATCGCACACTGGCTAAAATATACCACCCAGATCTGCCTACTGGATCTGCTGATAAGTTTAGAGAACTAACAAAGGCATATAAAGCACTTCTTCCTGTCGTTAAGGATGTTGTTATACATCGTGCTTCTCCCAAAGAAAAGAATGCCCCAGCAGAAGATACATTCTTTAGGATCCTTGACGGTAAATCATTATTTGAGCATGTTGATTTTATCGAAGACACGATCCCTGCCAGATCAAGATTTAAGTTTATAAGAGGCATGAAAGAGTTCTCGGTGTTCTTTGAAGAGGAACGAAAGCTCCCTTTCACGATACAAATCGACAACCTAGTATTAAAATTTGTAAATTCCCAAAAAAAACCCTTTACAAAAATCAAAAGATAGGGTATACTTATACTATAGTTAAACGAGGAAACAATGGAAAAGATTGTAACATATCCCTTCGTCAAGGTAGCAGAACTACCAGAGCAAACTATTTACGCCCAGCGAACACTTGCTGGTGGGATTGCATACTTTACAGACGAGTGTGGCGTTATGTCTGAGATCGTTGATATGACAGTCGTCAACGAGTATACTCTCAAGATTATTATCGAACTTCATAATCATCTTGGTCAGCGGAGCATTTCTTCTACTGGAACACGATTTGATATTATGGAAATGAAGGAACGTCAAGCGATCAAGGAGACGGGTTTCCCGATTGTGTAATGTGCGAGCAATTATTTTTGGAACGTCTGCATTCAGCAATCACAGCTAAAAAGAATGCAAAGACTAGATGGGCTAAACGCTACTGGCGGACAGTAGTTATCCAACTGAAAAATCATCGGAAATTCTATTCAGAGAGTTAGTTATGAATATCTTTTTCATTGACCGAGACCCAGTCCAAGCAGCCAAGTGGATGGTTGATAAACATGTCGTTAAGATGATCCTGGAATCAGCTCAGCTCCTATCTACTGCTCACCGTGTTATTGACGGCGAGATGGTAATGGGAAGTTCTGCTAGTGGGCGCAGAGCTAAACGCTGGATGCTTTCTGATCATCGTGAAGAGATTATGTACATGGCAACCCATGTAAACCATCCCTCGGCTGTTTGGTGTCGGGCTTCCGTTCAGAACTATCTGTGGCTTGTCGAGCACCTTTACGCTCTCCTTAACGAGTACACTTATCGTTATGGTAAGAAGCACAAAGTTCACCAGATGTTCTATTATCTTCAGTCTCCTCCGCTAGAACTGAAGACATACGAATGGACCGAGCCACCTGCTGCTATGGCTGACGAATATAAAGTTTCTGATAATGTTGTAGAGAACTACCGTAACTACTACAAGGTCGGTAAGGCTCGTATGCATTCTTGGAAGAACCGCACTCCTCCTGATTGGATTCAACATGCTTGATAAGAAGTGGGATATTCGGTTTATCGAACTTGCTAAACACGTGTCGACTTGGTCGAAAGACCCATCAACGAAAGTTGGTGCTATTATTGCTACAGAAGATCGACGTGTGCTAAGCATGGGATACAATGGGTTTCCTCGTGGTTGTCCTGATCGCGAGGAAGATTATGCTAATCGTGAAGTTAAACTCAAACTTGTATCCCATGCTGAACGTAACGCACTAGATAATGTTGATGTTTCGGTACGAGGTTGTACTCTTTACACCACACATTTCCCGTGCAATGAATGTGCTAAGTCAATTGTGCAAAAGGGTATCATCAGAGTTGTGTCTCCTTTCATTGATAACGACGAGTATCATACAAAGTTTCACACCTCTGAAACAAAACACATGTTTAGATACGCAGGTGTAGTAATAAATTTTTACACCTATCCCTTTACAGATATTGCCTAGCACCCTATATAATGTGTTCGGTCGCTCTCAGGAGGGTCGGACATAAATCAAACCTTGCTTTTTGGAGGTAGCTATGTCTACAGTAGTAAATGCAATTAAAGATTTTCCTGGAACGGCTTTCATGGTGTTATGGTTGACAGTAGTCATGACACATTACTTCGCTGGTTAATCTAGGAGGCAATTATGCAAAACTCATCTTTTCTAATTGGATTTGACGACATGTTTGATCGTTTCACTCAAATTCAAAACAATCTCGCTAAACAAGTAACTTATCCCCCATACAATCTAAGCAAAGTTGATGATAACAAGTATCTCATCGAACTTGCTGTCGCTGGTTTTGGTAAACAAAACATCGAACTAGAACTTGCAGAGGGGACACTAAAAATCTCTGGAAAGATTGAAGGTGATCAAGAATCAAATTACATTCATAAAGGGATTGCTACTCGACCATTCGAACGTAGGTTCGCTCTAGAAGATCACATTGAAGTTAAGGATGCTTCAATGGTCAATGGTCTACTAAGAATTTGGCTCGAACGTATTATCCCTGAGCATAAGAAACCTAAAAAGATCGAAGTTAAGGATAGTGACGAAGGTGTGACAACCCCGAAACAATTCCTTACAGAATAAATACCGGAGGGGGAGAAATCCCCCTCTTTTTTACATTAAGGAGACATTATGATTGCTCTTGTTCAACTTCAAAAGATTTTCCCTAAGACAACCGTGGAAACTCTTTCAAAATATGTGGAACCACTAATTAAGGTTTTTAAAACATATGAAATCAATACACCACTACGTCAAGCTCACTTCCTTGCACAGGTCGGTCATGAGTCTGGCGGATTCAATTTTACTAAAGAGAATCTCAATTACTCTGCTGATGCTCTACTCAAGGTATTTCCAAAATACTTCAATGCAGATAGCGCAGCTTCTCATGCTCGTAATCCTCAGATGATTGCTAATCGAGTATATGCTAATCGTATGGGCAATGGTGACGTTGCTTCTAATGATGGATTTAATTATCGTGGTCGTGGTCTTATTCAGCTAACAGGTAAGACAAACTATACAGCCTTCTCCAAGTCTGTTGGTCTTGATCTCACCAAGGTTGTTCCTTATCTCGAAACGCCAGAGGGTGCTGCTATGTCAGCAGGTTGGTTCTGGGATACTAACAAGCTAAATGCTAAGGCTGATACTGATAATATCCAATCGGTTACTAAAACTATCAACGGTGGTACCAATGGTATCGACGACCGTATGGCTATTTTAGCTCGTGCAAAGGTAGCACTTATTGGTTAGTGCTTGACTTTTATCGCAAAGTAGTTTATAATGATATATGAATTAAGGAGTGACTATGCGATTTTACACGAACGTCTACCAGCAGCGGGACAGCATTTATGTCCGTGGTTATGAAGATGGCAAACCTTTTAAGAAGGTTGAGAAGTACAAGCCATACATGTTTGTTCCCGCCAACGGTAAGGAAACAAAGTACAAGACCATTCATGGTGAGCCTGTTTCACGTATTGATTTTGATGGTATCATGGATGCCAAAGAGTTTGTTAAAACATACAAGGACGTGGGTGGGTTCGCCGTTTATGGTCTAGACAAGTTTCTGTACACATACATCTACGACAACTACAGAGGCGAAATTAACTATGACCCAACTCAAATGTCAATCGTCTCCCTCGACATCGAGGTGGCGGTTGATCAAGGTTTCCCTGATATTGATACAGCTCGCAATGCAATCACAGCTATCACTATCGCCAAGAATGGTCAGAAGGTTGTTTTCGGCTGTGGAGATTATCGAGAGCACAAAGAAAACATAAAGTATTACAAGTGTGCTGATGAGGTTGCTCTAATCCGTTCGTTCCTAGCAATCTGGAACGAGTGGGCACCAGATATTATGACTGGTTGGAATATTGAGTTCTTCGATATCCCTTACCTTGTAAACCGTATCAAGGCTGTGCTTGGTGATGACGAAGCCAAGCGCATGTCTCCATGGGGTATCATCTACGACTATGAAGTAGAGATGCGTGGCAAGAAGCAGAAGTCTTATAATCTTATCGGTATCTCCGCTCTTGATTATCTGGCTATGTATCGCAAGTTCACTTACACTGCTCAGGAATCATATCGTCTTGACCACATCGCCAACATTGAACTTGGTGAGCGGAAGATGGACTACTCCGAGTTCGACGGTCTTCAGGACATGTATGTCAAGGACTTTCAGAAGTATATCGAGTATAACATTCGAGACGTTGAACTGATCGAGAAGCTGGAACAGAAGCTCGGATTTATCGAGCAGGTCTTGGCTCTAGCTTATGATGCTAAAACTAATTATGACGAAACTCTAGCTTCTGTTCGTCAGTGGGATGTTATCATTCATAACTTCCTGCTTGATCGTAACATTGTTGTTTCTCCAATCCAGGAAACACATTGCTCTGATCTTGTTGGTGCGTATGTGAAGGAACCAAAGATTGGTTTGAGCGAGTGGGTTGTTTCGTTCGACTTGAACTCGCTGTACCCTCACTTGATTATGCAGTACAACATTGGTCCCGACACCTATGTTGCAAAAGCACAGATCCCAAAGATTGATAATCTGCTTGAAGGTATCTGGGAATATGATAATGATAAACTATCATACGCTGCTAATGGTTGCACCTACACAAAGGAAAAGCAAAGTTTCCTTGGTGAGATTATGGAGCGTATGTACAACGACCGTACTGTTTATAAGAAGAAGATGATCGAAGCCAAGAAGCAATATGAGTTGACGCCGACTCATCAGCTTCGTAATGACGTTGCTAGATACAACAACCTACAGATGGCTAAAAAGATTCAGCTAAACTCTGCTTATGGTGCTCTTGGTAATCAGTACTTCCGTTGGTATGATATCAAGCATGCCGAGGCGATCACCATGTCTGGTCAGCTTTCTATTCGTTGGATCGAACGGAAGATGAACGAGTACATGAACAAACTACTCAAAACAAACCTTGTAGATTATGTGATTGCTTCTGATACAGATTCTATCTATCTTGATATGAGTGGAGTTGTAAGCTCTGGTGATGTCATGGAAGGCAAGAAAACTGTTGAGATTCTTGACAAGTTTATCGAGGCAAAGGTCCAACCTTACATCGACAAGTCTTTTCAAGAGCTAGCAGATATGATGAATGCTTATGATCAGAAGATGATTATGAAGCGTGAGGCGATTGCTAACAAGGGGATCTGGAAAGCCAAGAAGATGTATATCCTCAACGTGTGGAACAATGAGGGTGTGCAGTATGAGAAGCCAAAGCTGAAGATGATGGGCATCGAGGCTGTTCGGTCATCGACTCCTGGTGTCTGTCGTGGTAAGATTAAGGAAGCTCTTGAGATTATTATGAACGAAGACGAGGGCAACCTTCAGAGTTTCGTTGAAGAGTTTCGGACAGAGTTCTTGGCGCTTCCTTTTGATGATGTGGCTTTCCCTCGTGGTGTTAAGGGTCTGAAGAAGTATCATGACGATAATCAGATCTGTAAACTTGG